GTAGATACTTTTAATTTAAATAGCACCGCAAATGCGACTGACTTTGGTGATTTACTTGCGGCAAATAGAGAGGGAGGAGGAGCAAATAATAGAACATATGCAATATTTGCAGGCGGTGTTAGTCCTACTACACAAATGCAATATATTACAATTCACACCGAAGGTAACTTTGCTGACTTTGGAGATTTAACGCAAGCAACAAAAGGCCCTCAAGGATTTAGTGACAATGTAAAAGCGATATTCGGAGGTGGCGAAGGACCTAGTGGAGATACAAATGTTATACAATCAGTGTTCTTTACATCATTTGGTAACGCTACAGATTTTGGTGATTTGACAGTTGCAAGAGATGAGTGTGGTGACTCTGGAGCAACTAATGGAACGAGAGGAATATTCGCAGGCGGTCACGCTGGCGGTAGGTCAAATGTTATAGATTTTATTACAAATGCAACGGCAGGTAACGCTACAGATTTTGGTGATTTGACTGCAAGTAAAGATGGTATAAAAGCTTCACAATCATCCATTAGAGGTTTTATATATGGCGGTAGTAGTGGTTCAAATGTTAGCACTATTGATATGGTTAATTTTGCAACAACAGGTAACGCTACTGATGTCGGAGACTTAGACACAGTTAGAAATTATGGTGCATCTTGTGATAATTCAATTTTGGGATATTATGCAGGGGGAGGTAATCCTAGTACGACAAATGCTATAACAACTTTTAACATGATAAGCATGGCAGGTGTGACTGATTTTGCTGATTTGTCCCAAGCAAGAGACGGAACTATGGTTGGTTTTTGTGATTCTCAAGCAGGTATCACTGGGAAATTTGATGTAGGAAGAGATAGTTATTTAGAATATCAAGCAGGAACAACTGCCCTTTTAGGTCCGGGAGATACTAGTCACTTTGTTATACAAACTAAAAATATGATTACCACTGGTAATTTTGTAGATTTTGGAGACCCGATTGGTATTAGAAGACATTCAGGCATGGGGGCAAATAAAACAACAGCCGCACTTCTTGGAGGATATGACCCATCAGCTTACACAAATGATATTGAAACTGTAATATTTTCTTCAAAAGGTAATGCGGCAGTTTGGGGAGATTTAACAGTAGCAAGAAATCACTCTCAAGCTATGGGTAATAGCACAAGGTGTTTATCACATGATGCTATAGCACCAAGTAATGTAACAGTTGACTATATTACTTGGGCCACAAAAGGTGACGCTGTAGATTTTGGAGATGCTTCAGTTAGTAGAAGTCAATGTGGTTCTGGTAGTAGTACAACAAGAGGTTATTTATATGGTGGTGCTACAGGGCCTAGTGAGATAGCAAGTATAGATTACTTTACAATAGGTTCAACAGGAAATGCAACTGATTTTGGCGATATTAGTTCTGGAGCACAAAGTAATGCTCAAGGAGGTTCTAGTAGCACTAGGGGAGTTCATGGTGGTGGCTATAATAGTAGTGATCAACTAGTAAATATTATATCTTATATAACTATTGCATCAACTGGAGACTCAACAGATTTTGGAGATTTAACTGTTGCTCGTTCTGACCATGCAGGTGCAAGTAATGGTATTAGGGCAGGATTTTTTCAAGGCAATGGAGACCAAACAACTTGTGATTTTGTTACAATAGCTACAACAGGAAATGCGGCTGATTTTGGAGATACTACTATTGTGGGTAGAAATGCTAGAGCTATTGCAGAAGGACATGGGGGTCTTTAATTAAGCAAATAAATTTTCTTACAGGACTACCCAGAGCAGGAAATACAATATTTGGTTCGATTATGAATCAAAATCCTAATGTAGCTGTAACAGCTAATAGTGTAACTAATGAAATAGCAAAAGAATTAATTAATGTAACTAAAGGTGAAGTTTTTGCAAATTTTCCATATCAAGAACCTTTTGATAATGTCTGTAAATCTGTAATACCGTCTTACTATAAAGATTGGAAAGAAGACTACATATTAGATAGAGGGCCATGGGGATATCCTAGTAACTTAAAATATTTAAGAAAGTATTTTGATGGTGAATTAAAATTCATTGTTTTAGTTAGAGATGTTTTAGAAGTTTTACAATCTTTTCTTAAACACTCTAAAGAAAATAAAAACTCTTTTGTAAATCGTTTTTGGGCTCATACAGATGAAGAAAAGTGTGATATGTTAATGAATAAAGAGGGATTAATTATAGGTGAATTAATTAGTATTCATCATTTAACACAATTACCAGAGAATAAAGATATAGCACACTTAATTGAATATAATGATTTAATTAATAAACCAAAAGAAACTATACAAGGTGTTTATGATTTTTTAAACATACCAAACTACGAACATAATTTTGAGTTATTTGAGCAATTCAATATTAATGGTCATAAGTATAATGATGAAATTGTAGGTGATAACTTGCATAAAATAAAGGAAAATGGATTATCTAAAACTATACATAGACCACTGCCTCAAAGTGTATTAGACAGGTATAGCAATTTAGAATTTTGGAGAAATAATGAAAGTAAATGAACTGTTAACACCTTTTTTAACAGCTCTTCATGTTACAAGTTATGATTATAATTTAGATGAAGAGTTTAAACACGTAAAGAATTTAGAATATCTTAGTAACGGACATAATGGTAATTATAAATCGAAAGATATTTATGTTTTAGAACATAAAAACATGGAAAAAATTAAAGAATTTATTCAAAGGTCCTTAGACTACTACACAACAAAATTTTTAGAATCAACTCAACAGGTTAAACCTACTATATCTTGGACTAATAAAAATCCAAAAGGTAGTAGACACCATGAACATATTCATCCAAATAGTATATTAAGTGGCGTGTTTTACTTTGCTATAGATGACTCTGCTCCTATACGTTTTCATAATTCAAAAGAGTGGGGATTAAAATTAAACTATACAAAATATAATGATTTTAATAGTGAAGTTTTAATGGTGCCTATGAAAGCAGGAGAACTAATTGTATTCCCGTCAAATTCAAAACATAGTGTGCCTGTTAACCGATCAGATGATGTTAGATATAGTTTATCATTTAACACTTTTATTAAAGATAAAATTATAGGGGATATTAACGCTTTAACCTATTTAAACGTGGAGGAGTAAAATGAATGTTTTAGATTTTGTATTTGTAAAAAATTTAATTCCAACATCTGTTTGTGATGATGTTTTAAATATAGTGTCAAAAAAAGATTGGCAAAAACATACTTGGTATAATAAAAAAACAGACTCTAGCGTGTCTGAAGAAACTAAAGAGTTAGATGTTCAACCAACGGATCAAGATTTACAGGATCGTTTGGCTCCTTTTATTATAGAAGCAGTTAGACAGTATAATCAAGAGTTCGCCGCCGACGGTGAAAAAACAAGTCAATTAGTTCATCAATTTAGTCCTTGTCGTTTTAACAGGTACGAAGTTGGAACTATAATGAGGAAGCACTATGATCACATTTATTCTATATTTGATGGTCAAAGAAAAGGCATACCTGTTTTATCCATTTTAGGTTTGTTAAATAATGATTTTGAGGGAGGTAATTTTCTTGTTAGGGATCAAGACTTTAATCTTAAAAAAGGAGATTTTATAATATTTCCCTCTTGTTTTATGTACCCTCATGAGGTACAAGAAGTCACTAAGGGCACTAGATACTCTTTTATATCATGGGCATTTTAATTGGCTAAGCAGTCCATAAACAACATTTATTTTACGCCAGTTAAAAAACGGACGTCTATTGGTCATTCTTCAAGAACTAGGCCAAAAAATAAACATAGACGAAGAAATTTTAAAAGGTATAATAGGCAGGGGAAATAGATGTTACTTGGACACGGAGCAGTATCAGAGCATCCCATAGCCTCTATTAGAGGAACGGGGCAAGTAAACGTTGGTTCACCTTTTGTTAGTGGGTCTTCGTTTAGTGTTAGTTTAGGAGATGAGACTGTAACAGGAACAGCATCTGTAAGTCCGTCAACCAATGTATCTACTTTTTCTATAGGTACAGAAACAGTTGCCGCTTCTGCCGAGGTGACATCAACAACGGCAGGGCAAATAACTGCGAGTGTTGGAGAGGAGACACCTTTTGGTGAAAGCTTCCAAAACTTAATTACATTCTCAACAGGATCTCCAAACTTCTTTATTTGGAGTGAGGTTGATGATTCACAGACTGTAACATGGACAGACGTAGAACCGGGGTCCACAGACTAGGAGATTAAATGGCTTCAACATTTTCAAGCTCGTTAAACTTAGAGCTTCAAGCCAGTGGAGAAAACTCTGGAACTTGGGGTGTAATAACAAACAACAATTTACAAAAGGTAGAATCAGCAATCAAAGGTTACGTGTCTGTTGCTATTGCAAGCACATCAGATTCACTTGCCACATCAGATGGATCTACCACAGATGAACAAAGTAACGCTATAATTAAACTAACAGGTACACTTACGGGTAATACGACCATGCAGTGTGAAGCTGTAGAAACATGGTACATTGTTGATAATGCAACAACCATGGGCACACACAGTTTATCTTTTAAACCTGCTGGTGGAACAGGAACAGATTTAGTAGCAGGATCCAAGCACATCTTGTATTCGGATGGTTCTACAATGTTCGATGTATTGGATGATGCAGGAAATATCACGGCCAACGGAACATTGGATGTTGCAGGTGATGTAAACTTTAATGGTGGTGAGTTTATATTTAACCAAGCGGGAGCCGATAAAGATTTTAGAATTGAGGGTAACACAGCAACTCATCTCTTCTTTTCTGATGCAGGTAATGATCGTATTGGTATTAATAATGCTTCACCTTCTAAAACATTAGACGTGACAGGAACACTTAAAGTTAGTGGTGACACAGACATTGATGGAGGTAATTTTGTATTTAACCAAGCGGGAGCATCTGTTGACTTTACCGCCGAGACCAATACTTTAACACATGCTTTCTTTATTGATGGTTCTGCTGACAAGGTTGGTTTTGGTACAAATTCACCAGCCAATGCATTGGTGGAAATAAATCAAGCTAATTCTTCTGGTGCAATAGCTTGTTTATCGTTAGATCAAGATGATCAAGATCAAGCATTTATTCATTTTGATGGCACTACAGGAAGTGGTAGCACTGCTACTATATCAACTTCTACCGATACTGGCGGAAGTAAAGTAGGTGCATTGAAGATTAAGGTTGGTGACGACTTTAGATATATTAGGATTTATGATTCTGCGGTTTAGTTATGCCTTTATCAAAGTTACAGATAGCACCGGG